CGCCAAACGAGCCGCCGATCCGATGGCCAGCCTGGCAGAATCAAATGCCATGCGGTCACAGGACTTTGGTGCGAGGATGGCAGAAAGACAGGCTGGATCGGATATCAGTATGATGAACCGCTTCGGTGCGGACATGAACCAAGCCTATCGTGCATCTGACCCCCTTATGCAAGCTCGTACAAACCAAGCTAATCAGCTTGCGGAACAGGCATTCAATGAGGCACAGATGACTGACCTATCGCCCGAAATGAGAAGGCGAGCTACTCAGTCCGCTCGTGAAGGATTAGTCGCACGGGGTAGGGGAATGGATAATGCGGGCATTGCCGCTGAAGCGATGAGCCGAGAAGATTATTTAAGAGATATTATTGGGCAGAATCGCCAACAAGCACAAAGCCTCGGATCTTATGCCGCTGGATTAAACAGGCAGACAGCAGTCGATCCATTGGCTATGCTTCGAGGCGGACAGAATTATACGGCCCAAGGATTTGGGGAAAGGTCCGCATTGTTTGGATTGCCACAGGAATCTGCCACTCGGATTAATCCCGATGCGGGAGTAAATATCGGTATGCAAGCATACGCAAATAAGGCGAATTACGATGCGGCGAACTATGCCGCCCGAGAAAATGCGGCTAGTGGAATGGCACAGGGATTATTTGGAGCAATTGGTTCAGCCGCTGGTGGTTGGCTAGGTAGAGGTAGAGGATAAAATTATGGCAATAGGAGATACAGTTCAAGCGGGCTTAATGCGAATCGACACCTCGGCTTATGAAAGGGCGGGACAGGCGAATGCGAATGCAAATATGGCATTCGGTAATGCTCTTAACCAGGTCGCCAAAGGATTCATTGAGGGACAGGAGAAAAAAGCACGGGCAGAAGAAATGACGGGCTATCTGATGAACCAGGGAGTCTCCGAAAAAGATGCCAAAGCAATCGCAAAAAATCCATTTCTGCAAAAAGAGTATCAGCGGAAAAAGGCAACCGAGGCTCAAATGCAAATGGAAGGCAACCGCCTTCAAATGGAAGCCCAAAAATTAGCCGCCCAACAAAAACAATCTTCCGATCAAGCATTCCAAAAGAATCGTGAGATGGATATGAAAGAGGAATTATTCAGGACTGAACAGGATAAGATTCGAGAGGATAAGGAAAGTGCTACTAATATAGCTAAATTTAATTTAGATAGGCCGGAGTTACCGATTACGGAAGAAACACCAGCCGCCTTTTTACCGGAACTTGATCCCGATCCGTTTGTCGGTCCTCCGACTACTTACCAAGGGCAAGCTCCAGCAGTTGCTCAGTTACCCGAAAGTTTTCAGCCTCAAGGGGCACAAGTAGTTGACGCAGTTCAAAGTGGCCAATTAAGCCTACTAGAAGGAAATCGTATAATGGACAGCATCCGAGGCCAAGCGATGGCCGAGCAGAAGGCGGGGCCAACAAGGTCCGAGATATTAGCTAGGGAGAAATTTGAATACGAAAAGGCAATAGACGCTGAAGAAAATAAACCAATACCTCCGGCTGATCCTGTTTATCAGCAATCTGCACTTGATGCAATTGACGATGCAATCTCATATGTGAAAAAGGATTCAATTATAAATCCTACGGTTGGATTTCTATCTGATACCGCAAAAGGTATAGGTGGTACTGATGCCGCAAATTTAGATGCCGCATTGTCAACCATTACATCCTCAGTAGGATTCGATCGATTACAAGCAATGCGGGATGCATCACCCACGGGCGGTGCATTAGGGCAAGTATCAGAAAATGAACTGCGCCAGTTAAATGCATCACTGGGATCAATTTCCCAGCGACAAGATGACGAGCAGTTGTTAAAAAACCTTGAAAAAATTAAAGCCCAATACTCCTCCGCAGTAAAAGCAATCGAAGCACAGCGAAGAGCATATAAAATGGGAAAAAGTTTTAAGACAAAAGAGGAAGCCTTAGAGTTTATGGAATCTCAATCTCCCGATACCGGGGGCATAAAAACATCGACCCAAGGTAATTACAAAATTGGGGATCTTTCAGTTGGAGGTTACCAACCAGGCCAATAATGGGACAGTATAGAATACAGAGCAAATCCCTTGGAGTAGACTTTTTAGTCGAAGGGGACGAAGCACCTAACGAAAAATCCACATTTGAGATTTTAAAACAAGTAGTTCCACCCGATCAAATGATAAAGGCATATAAGGCCGGAAATAAAGATCTCGCCCGAGCCGCTTATAAAAATGGATACTTCGACCAGGATTCTGATACCGGTTTATATGATGCATTTAAACAAGCCGCCGGGGAAGTTTTCGAGGGATTAGGTTCAATTGTTGATCAGCCTTTTGACAATTTCCAAAGGGATGCAATTGAAGGTATGCCAGCAGAAATGAGAATGAAACTTGGCGTAAAAGTGCCTAAAGGTAAATCTCGAAAAGCTACTGCATATCAAACGGTGGCTGAAGTTTATGGCGGATATAAATCCATCGGAGATGCTGGTAAAATGGCTTTTTCAAAAATGGTAGGCGAGGGGGATGAGGACATCGATGCATCGATTGAATTTATTGGGGACATGATGGCAACTCAGTCATTTATCGATGATGGGGCATCAATTATGGCCGAAAAGTTTGGCGATATTGATATGTATAACGACCTTAAAATGGGTCGGGTTGAACCGGATAAGAAGCAAGCACTTGCGGCCTCATTATTTGTCCAATTAGAAAATCCCGTAGCAATGGCAACTACTACCGGATTGCGATCAACCACTAATCTACTCCGCCGGGGGACCGCCAAGAAACTTGCACAGGATTTACAGAAAGCACAGTCAAAGCAATTTCTGTACAGTAATCAATTAAATCGTTTAGCGGCAGATGCACCCAAAAATTTAGTTAAAACCGCAGACGATGCCCTTCAAGGAGCGACTAAGGAAGTAAACGACATCCTCGAGAAACTAAATCCATATACCAAGCAAAAAGCAAAAGCCGGAATGACCAATCAAGTTGTTGGTAAGGCAATGCAAGGCATGGGTAGGGCTGGAGAATATGTCGGGAATGTAACCGAGTTTATCCGAAGAGCGGGGATCGAAGAGGCTACCACTTTTCTAATGAAATCCGGTCTAAGTGAAACCGCCGCTAAAACAGTTATTTTTGGTTCAGTCGGTTTAGCTACTGATATGACAGATGGGGAGGCGAGTTTGACGGGTAGTGGTATAAACGCACTGGCGGCCTACTTAGGCCCAAGGGCTATAGCCTCAATGGGAAGAAGCTCTGCAATCCTCGGGAAGCAGTTAACAATGGCAGAAACCTCAATGCCGTTCTTTAAAAGAATTGGTGCATTGCCGGCAGACAATCCAAAACTTGCCGAGGTCATTGTCGATAGGACTGATAATTTACTTCTCGGCGATGCGGCTTCACAATTAAAACCACTCCTTTCACAGGCAAGGGAACTGCCTAGCCTCGTTCGCAATGCCGCTAGGACAATTGATCGAACGGGACTTGGAAGGGTAGCCACAGGGGCCGCCAATGTCGCAAAGGCGGCTGTCGGTGGGGCGGCATTGCCTGGTACATTTGGTTACATGATTGGCGGAGGAGAAGGAGCGGCGGCGGCTATCGGGGCATCGAGTCCATTTATTGCCGCTGGTCTTGGATATGGATCTCTTTTAAGATATGCAAATAAATCTGATTTGATTGCCAAGCAGTTGGGAGATGTGGAATACCACAAGCAATCTTTAGGCGAAAGAGAAAGGGCGGACTTTGAAAAGCTGGCAAAAGATCAGCAAGTTGCGGTATCTACATTTTCTCAGTTCTATCCGGATGCAGTTATAAAAGTTAAATCGATGGGTAAGGACGGGCCAATGGGTGCGCATTATGTCGATGGTTCTGACAGTGTAATCGAAATAAATTCAGACAAGAATAATCCTTGGAGTACCATTTTATCCCATGAAATCGGCCACCATGTTGAAAGGCATGGATTGCTCCCAAACATCTTAGAGGAATTACTCGGGAATCCTGAAAAAGGGAAAGTCGGAGTGTTTACACAGATAGATAAATCTACCGGTAAGCCAAAGATTACAACCGATGAGAATGGCATGAAGCACTACGAATTAAATGACGAATTCCGAGAGCTTCAAAAAACTTACATCGATAAACTTGCCAATTCAAATGTTTCTGAAAAAGCGAGACAGGCATATGAAACTCCTGAGCAGTTTGCCCGGGAACTATTTGCCGAGATTGTGGCAGATAGAATGATAACCGGTAAAACGAGTAAGCGGGTAGGGCAGTCTTCCATTTATAAAGGAACTCAAAAAATAATTGAAAGCCTAGGCGATAGGATTACGGGCGGAGGATTTATGCGTAAAGCAATGCATTCGCTCGGTATGGCAACCAATGCAGACGGATCTCTTGTCAAAGGGACCGGCATACTCGGCAAACCTTTCAAATCGTCCAAAGAATTAGACAACCTGGTCAAGCGGTACGAGGATGATACTATTGGACTATCGGAGACGGAGATTAGGGAACAAAGACCGGTAACAACGGATGACGAACTGGATACTGTTATCGTTTCCCCAAGCGACCCGATTGAGAGTCTACAGGTATTTAATAACGGCGGACACTTTAAGACGGATAAGGATGGGAATATAAAAATTAATCCGATCACCAAAAAGCCCGAAGTATTTTCTCCTTCCGAAACAAGACAGGCAAACCAGGCACTCGCAAGAGATTTAATCGACTCAATCGAAGCCCGAGAAAATGATCTGCCCGAGGGTCATGTTACTTTATCTGAAACCGCAGACGGAAAACTCACAGGCTCAGGCAAGTTTATTGACGATTCGATAATTGATGAACTCTCAAGGACCAATCGATATAATCCATCGCAGATAAACTTTCTTCGGGAAGCCAGCAAGGCGGGTAGGGAGGGTATTGGAAATCAAATGCTCTTATTCTACTATGCGGCCACCGGTAAAGGCGGTAGGAAGTACAAGAGTTTAAAAGGCGGATATCGGGATAGTTTGGTTTACGGAATAACCATTACCAAAGATGGGAATGTAATACTGGATACAGTATCCCTTGATAAGCTACAGAAGAATATTGATTTCCTACTCAAGCGAAGAGGTAACGAAGTCGGTCAGGCATTTGGGGGGTCAGACCCCGCAGTGATTCGTAAAAACTTTGAATCCATGTTTGAGAAATATTTGGATAACCATGCAAAAGGTATTTTAAATGGAGATCAAAACCCACAAAGTGGCATAACCGATAAGCAGAGGGATCTTCTTAATGCCGCATTCGGTCCAGTCAGTAAGGCACAGATTGCGGACAATCCAACACTTTCCAATCTTGGTGAGAGAAAAGCGAATACTTTAGGTACTTATCGATCCCGCCGATTGGATCGCATAGGTACAATGAACCCAACTGGTAACACTCGTAATGTAGTAATTGATCGAATTAGGCGGAACTTAATGCCTGGTTCAGTAAGATCCGAGGGGCAAAGGTCATTCATGCCAACCGAAACCTTTGAAGGTTCACCTGGTAGTTACTTCAGACCAAAATCTTCAAGGGATACATCTGCTCAAGTCAGAACATTTAAAAGCCCAGTCTATTTAAAGGATGGTTCTCGTCTATCAGGGGTAGCAGATAATCCCGAGCAGAACCCATTCTATGGTTTCGATAAAAGTGGACAGGAGTTTAGTCAAAGACGGGAGTATGTAAATCCACAGGATATTACCAAGTCTAGGGACTCAGATCGAACAGCTAATCAGATTCGTAACGAATTAGAAAGCGGGCAGAAACTCTTCATGCCGAGCGATAATACATATGCTCGACCACTTGAAGAAATTCTTGAACGCATACCTGCTCAGGAACGATTTATCGGTAACAAGCCCGCCGGTATGCCGGTAACCCGACCAAATGGAAAGCCTTTCTTGGAACTCGATTTGGATCAAAAAATAGGTAACCTCGGGGTTAAACAATCTGACATTGACAGAATCATGCAAGAATCTTTCGATGAAAGTGGACCAGCGGCAAATCGAGCATTTGAGGATATGCAGTCAAAAGGGATTAATATGGTCCCACCCAATGAAGCTCACTGGAAAAGCGTAGAGGGCAGAACTCTACGGGATAGATTTTGGTATGAAATAAGTTCCGAGGCGATGAGTATTTCTTTCCCTGAGCATTTAGGAAAAGAGGGGGAAATCGTGAAGGACATGACCGCCGCAACTTCGCCTTTAGCAGACCCGAATTATAATTCTGAACTAATGATAAGCATCATGTCAGAGTTTGAACGAGGAGATCCAAGTGTTACCCCAGCAGTCGTTCAAAAATCTGTGGCTGATGTATTCAGTGGAGATTTCGGTAAACAAGAAGCTCGAAAAGTTGGAAGTTTTGGGCAGACATTTAAATTTATTGCCGGGGATATCGATAGCCCGCCACTTCCAACAAATGACCGCCAAGTGGCCGCATCATTTGATATACCCGATGAAGCATTTGGTCAGTATCCAGTTTTATACGAAGTAGTCGCAAGGTTTTATAATAAGTTGCGGGATCATATAAACCAGCAAAGACCAAACGATCCAAACGGACCTTTTCAGTCTTACCAACTGCAAGCACCAAGCTGGGTACAGACCCGTGCAGAGAGTAAGATGAAAAGAAGTAAGAGCATGACCGAAGAAGAAATCTTTGAGGGAGATGCTTATGCCAATGCATTCCGCAAAGCCGCTCAAAAGTTAAGAGATGCCGGGATAAAAGTCGGAAAGGATTCTAAAACAGGACTTCCTATCTTCACAAAAGATGTTCTAAGAGATCCTCGGGTAGTCGAAATTCTTTCACCATTAGCTGTAAAGTTTAGAGAAAGTAAATTCGGCACAATGGAAATTGTAACACTGTTACATGAAAACGGTAAGAAGTTTGCGGAGTTATATGATAAGAGTCTAGAGACTGGCGAGAGTCTAAATATAAAAGCGGCTGATGATATGGTAAGGGTGAGCATGAAACTGCTTACTAACCGTAGAAAGAAAGATAAAAAGACCGGTAAGAAAATTGATAAACCTTCCTTACTAACAGAATTGGCTCAGGCGATTACTCAAACAAATAAAGAAATCACTCGGCTTGAATTAGGTAAGGGGACATTTGAAGGGGCAATGAGTCAGAATATTCGTATACCTATGGACAGTATCCCAAAAGAATTGCATGAAGTTTACCTGGCAATGTTGGGGGAGCCTTTCTTGCAAGCCGCTCAAGCGGCAAGTCTGTTTAAGATTTCAGATACACCGACCCCGGATACTTTTTCTGTTTTTATAAAAGGTGCATCGATTGATAATCCCAACTTAAAAACTTTTGCAGAACATTTGTCCTCAATTGGGCATGAAGCGAATTTATCTCAGCGTCCAAACGGATTAGTTATTGATGTTAATCCAATGTTTTTAGAGGATTTCTCGACAAAGCCAATTGATCCGAGTAACCTTAATAATTTAATTACTGAATCTTTTGGCAATTATGACGCAACCATTTATGGACGAGAATATGATTCAACATATATTGAGAGAGCAGATTACAAGAATGTAATAAACAATTTTAAAAATCGTAAGAAAAATGAGTACATCAAAAGAATTCGAGAAGCAACAGGACTTAAAGCGAAGATTGCAGGAGATCTCCTCAAGGGGGCCGAATCAAAAGATTACCAAGCCCTTACGCAAGGGAAGCGTAAAAGAGTGGACAGAATTAGGGCTGAGTACGACAAGTTCATTCGTGAACTTAAATCCGCTCAGTCAGGACTCCGCCAAGCGGCCAAGCAACTCGAAGAAAACACAGGCGAGTTAAATGCCAAGCTGGAGAAGCGTTTAGACCGGTCAGAAAAAAAGAGAGCTAAACAGGACGAGCGGTTAGCAAAACAAAATGTTGACTGGATGACTTCGTTCATACCCTCAGACCCCAAAGCCCCAAAGGCTCAACCCGCCAATCGAATCCAACAGCAAGCACCAGCTATGCCTGGTAATCGGTTCATGGCTCCAGCGGCTTCAGCGGGTGCTAAGTTATCCGAAAGATTTCGGTAAATAATCTATTAACAGCGTCCAATTTCTTTCGCTAACCCTTGCGTTAGAATAGTTCCATTTTATAGCAATTTAGTCCTTGCATGGCTGAATGCGGTACAATATTGTACGCAACCACTAGGGAAAGGATAAAATGAGAAAAGGAACTAAAAAATGGATAAACGACTTAGCGGCTACATTATACTATAAGGGTGAGACTCGTAAGTGCTTTGCACAAGATTTTAGGCATATGAGACTTAAACTTCCAGAAGCGGTCCATCGGAAGTGGAAATTATGGTGTAATATGAATAGTGACAGTTTAGCCCAAGTAAGTAATAATGAGTGGCATGGTCATACTATTTGTGCTACCGGCGAACGGATTCAATATGTCATCATTGATCGGAAAGACAAGGTCAAAGAGGCGGCTAGGCTTTTGGGCCAAGTTGGTGGCCAGGCTGGATATGGTAAGAAAAAAGTTCGAGGCGATTCAAATTATTACCGCTTACTTCGAGCTAAAAGAACGATAAAAGAATCAAATAAAAATAGGAAAAAATGAATATTAACAGCCTATATGTGTACAAATTCAAACTAATTTAAACTTTTTTAAACTTTTTATTGACATGATATTATTTTTTTATTTTAAGAAGAAAGTTAACCCAGTGGATGGGTTGAAGTTGCTCTTTAAAATTCTTAATAAGTACCGGTTGGCGAAGGTTTTGTTTCGCACAATATGCATTACGGGCCTATTTCAACAAAAGAAGTTAGTAAGTAGACCTTAGATTTTTTCCAGCCGGTTTTAAATTACCGGCAAAATGGAAAAACTACTAAACCAATATCACAGTCTATTCCTCACGAAATCTGAGGTCAAAGAAATATTCAGATTAAAGTCTGATAAAGCTCTTAATGCTTTTAAACGAGAGTTTGGCATTCGTAAAAGAGGCCAGCATTATTTGGCTTCCGATGTCCGAAAAGTAATCGCCATTTTTAGCGAGGAGGCCGCATGAAGGTCACCATCGGAATCGATCCTGGCAAGAGTGGCGGTTACGCAATCGCTTACGGAGGATTGAATAGTATTCATTTATTCTCCATCGGGGAGGACTTTGAATTTGTTGAACATATCGAAGACATTTTAGACAACCCCGATGTTGAATCAGTTGAAGCGGTAGTCGAGTTAGTCCCACCCTTCGCTGGCAAGATGATCCCTAGCTCGTCTTCATTCAAACTTGGAGAGAACTATGGATTTATCCAAGGAGTTCTTCGATTTGCTAGCATTCCATTCACCTTAGTCCGCCCACAGGAATGGCAAAAAGGACTAAGCGGATTAACTGGGCTAACTTCAGGCAAACGCAAAAAAGTTTTAGCGAATCATGCCAAGCGATTCTTTCCATCGACTAAAGGGATTACCCTCAAGACAGCCGATGCGATCCTAATACTAAGACACTTTCTTATTAATCAATAATGGGCCTTCACCCGTAAAAATGGAGATAGAAATAAATACATATCATGGCAATACTACAGCAATCAAGTAACACAGGCGGACCAATCACAGGTTGGCCACTAACTACACTCGCCCCAGTGGGACAGACATTTGCAGTCTGTTTGGCAGTTAAAGACAGCTTGCAGATTCAGCGTCCAAGCTACGAAGATCCGAGCATAATCGAGACAAAGAACTTCACTAGGTTTCTTTTTGGACTTCCCGATGGGACAATGATTCAAACTGGCGAGATGACAATCAGTTTAAACGAAAAGAGTAAGCTCTTCAAAACTCTGACAAGCTGGAACGGAACGATGCCATTTAGCGGATTTGATACGGAAACAATGGTGGGCAAAGGTGCTACATTAAATATCATCCACAAGACCAGTCAAAAAGGCAGAGAGTATGCAGATATCACAGCCATCATGCCGGTCATGGCGGGGATGGAAAATCAAATACCTGACAGGTCAAGATTTGTCATCCCGAGCGGAGACGAAGCACCCGCACCGGTTCAGAATGCCCCTGTAGTTCAACCGGTTCAGCCGATGCAAGCTCCGATTCAGCAAGCACCTGTCCAACAGCCGGTTCAAACTGCTACGACTGTCAATGTCGATCAACCTCAACCGATCCCCGCTGTACAGCAACCTGTACAACAGCCCGCGCCTCAACCACAACAGGCAACGATGGGAACTCAGTTCACCGGACCTCAGTCCACAAATGTACCTTTCTGATGAATCCGATAGCTATATTACTAATGATCGGATGGGCGGCAGTAATAACTGACATGGTGCTATGAGCATGACCATCGAAGATATTAAACGAGTTTCAGCTGACGAATGTGGTGTTATGGTGAGTGATATAGATGGGCGGGGGAGATTGAGGAAGGTTTCCCTCGCCCGTCAAATCGCTATTTATTTCACCAGGAAAATGCACGGCATAGTAAAGACTGGAAAACATTTTGGCCGAGTTCATTCTAATATCTCCCACACCTGTAAACGGGTGGAAGCATTCATCGAGTGTGATCGGGAATATTCTGAGATTATAAAGAAAGTGGAGGCTAAGTTAGGATGAAATATCTGAAGCGAGCAATTCACCTGGTAATCTTTCTTTGGAAATATGGGAAGGAGGTAATCCGTGGCTATTCTACAGGCAAAACCGAAAAGAGGTAGTGGTGGACATTGGTACACCCGAGAGGGAAAGGCCATGCATACCATGCCTCTCGCCAAAGGAGATGGAGAAAGAAATACCACTCTTAGGGATGCAAAGAAGCATGGACTATTTCCATCGGTGACAACTCTTCTTGGCCTGTTTGCCAAGCCTGGTCTTGAGCGATGGAAACAGGACCAGCTACTTCGTATAGCATTTGATAATCCGGCGAAGCTTGACGAGAGTTACGAAAGTTATGCAGACCGATGCCTTGTTCAGCACGAAAAACCTGTCGAAGAGGCGGCAGACTTCGGGACGAAAGTTCACGATGCGATTGAAGCTTATTTCACCGGTCAGCATATACCTGATGAACTACTAGAGTATATTCAGCCCGCCTTGGATTGGAAACAGGAACATGGCCTAAACTTCATCGAGTTTGAGAAGATGTTGGTCAATACGAATTATGGATTCGCCGGTACTGTCGATATTGTCGGACAGGGAGCGGAAGGTGCTAAGTTTATCTTAGATTGGAAAACCCGTAAGACTAAGCCGAAGGTCAAGGTCACCAGTTACGACTTCCAAGTCCATCAGATAGCGGCCTATGCCGCAACCTATTGGGGCGAAGAGGCGGTGTTGGGGCATAGCGTCCACGGAGCTAACTGCTACATCAGTTCGACTGAGCCTGGTAGGTTCGAGGTAATTAAATATTCCCCCGAAGACCTCGCCAAAGCATGGGTCGATTTCACCGCCCTTTGTCAGTTATGGCGGAGTCTTAAGAACTACGATCCTCGATGTCATGGAGAATAAATATTGGCATAATGTACCGGAGGAAGAAGAGCCGGAGGAGGAGGAACGCTGTGCCATGACATTGGCAAAAGCCAAGCGGGAAGAGGAATTATTGGAGGAATGTGCAGATGCCGAGTAAAAACATTCGGTTTAAAACTCCTGGGTACATCTTTGGCTCCGCCATGAACGAGTCGGCAATTAATATTTGTTGCCCGAACCGCATGAAGGATGCGGTAAAAAGGCTTGCCTACAAATACGAATTGTCGGTCTCTCGCTATGTTCTCGGATTAATCATCACCGATCTACATCTGAAAGACCCTGAGTTTAAGGAATACATGGACTCTTTAGGATGAGCGAATCTTGGAAAGAGTTTAGCTTAATGGTGAGCCAAGCATACGACCGATTTTGGGAGAAGAACAGACTGGCTTATAAAAATGGGCGGATCATTCGGACGGGGATTCCGAGGGTCCGCCCCAAGCCAGCCCATGAGTTGGATTTTAGGAATAAGAAGAAAGGGGCGAAATATGAAGATCACTCGGGAGCAAATAGCTGAAGCATATAAGCGGCTGGATATTTTAACCGCACAGATCGGAAATGCTCGAATCCGAAAGATGCACAAAGACCCGCTTAAACAATTTATTAAGGCGGTGGAAAAGGAATTAACGAAATGAAAACACAATATAAAATGGGACGGGGCTTACCTCGAGGCGAGAAGGTAGTCGTAAAGGTTGGAAGCAGACAAGCGGATGTAATCCTAGATACCGATAAAATGAATTGGCGGGTCAAGCTGGATATTCCTGACTTACCTGAACTGGAATATCCGACCTTTGAGAATGCGGTCATGTCAGCGGAAACAATTTTAAAGGAGGCTAGATAATGGGACAATTCTTGGGGTTTGAAAGTTACGATTTGAAACGAATGTGCGACATATGTGGCGAGGTAGGTTTGGAGGCAGATATGATCGATCACGAAAACTACTGCCAGGGGGAGAGAGATGAGGATGAGTTTGTGAAGCAAAGCGAGCAGACATTAAAGGAGATGGAAAATTGATCGCCTTGGATGTGGAGACCGTTTGGTCCAAGCAGTACAGCGTGGCCACGATGGGATTGGATCGATATGCCAAGCACCCCGATTTCAGAGTAACCATTGTCAGCCTGGTAGCCGATGATGGATTTGAGTGGGTTGGAGATCCCCGTGACTTACCGGTCGACATTCTAAACGGACAATCGATCTGTGCCCACAATGCCGAGTTTGATTCGGTATGCTGTCGAATGGCAATGGTGAGGGGGCAGATGCCACAGTTTACTCCAAAGGAATGGGTATGCACGGCGGATATGGCAAGCTGGCATCAGTTGCCGAGGTCATTGGCGGGATGCTATAAGGAACTATTTGGCGAAGAACTTAATAAGGATGCCCGCAATGAGATGAGCGGACTTCGACCCGAAGAGATCCTTCAGAATGAATCGTTTAAGGAGTATGCACTGATGGATTCCCGAGCGTGTATTCGGATATATAATGAACTGAAAACATCGTTCCCCGAGAAAGAGTTTTTACTCTCCGCATTTACCCGAAGGACGGCAAGCCGAGGGATGGCAATCGATCAGAAACTTTGCCAGGACTATATTAATAAGACTGAGGAGATTATGAAGGAGGTCGAAACCTTTCTGCCTTGGGTTGGTCAAGGTGGAGGTGAGCCCACTTCCACAGTTGCAATGGCCGCCTATTTAAAAATGCAGAATGTTGAGCCTCCAAAGTCTACTCAGGAGGGCGATTCGGAACTGCTCCTATGGAAGGCTAGGAATCCGCAATACGCTCCGATCTTGGAAGCAATGACAAGGTGGAGAAAAGCGAATAAAGCGAGGCAGACTTATATCAGTATGATCCTTCGGGTTCGCCCTGACCATCGAGTTTCCACCCGTCTGAAGTATTGCGGTGCGCCTCATACTGGTCGATGGAGTGGAGCGGGTGGATTAAACTTTCAAGGCATTCCTCGGGACGAGGTTGAGGGAACTTCTGCCAAGAAATGTCTGACACCTGGTAAGGGCCGAGTCATGGTTTCTGCCGACCTATCGCAAATCGAGCCGAGGGTGTTGGCTTATCTTTGCGGGGACTTTGATTTCTTAGGTTTGGTCAGAGGCGGAATAGACTTATACGAGGCACATGGCCGAGCGACTGGACTTTATAATGAGGATGAACCGATGAAGGACTTAGCCCCCGAACTTAGGCATCTCTGCAAAGCCCGTGTGTTGGGTTTGGGATACGGATGCGGTCCGAAGAAATTCGGCCAAGTGGCACAGGCTTTAACCGGTGGGAAATTAAATATGACCGATGCTGAGTCCCGAAAACAGGTCAAAGATTTTAGAAATCAGAACCCAAAGATTGTCGAGCTATGGAAGAAGTGCGAGGACCATATCCGAGAGGAGGCCAAGCAGACTCCCGAGTGTGCAACCATGATCTGCAAGTCGGGCAAACCGATCCGATACTTTGATGTACAGGATGATGGCAAGGAACTGACTGGTCAGAAGGTTAGAGGGCAAGGGCGGATGAAGTTGTATGGCGGTTTGCTTTTGGAGAACCTCGTCCAGGCAACAGCAAGAGAGCTAATGGCGGATTCCCTCTTGAAGATAGAGGCCGCTGGTCTCCCCGTTGTACTTCATGTCCACGATTCCGTAACTGTTGAAGTGGCTGAGAACGAGGGACAGGCGGCACTCGATTTAATGATCCAACTACTAACCGAAGAACCTCTCTATATGCCTGGGCTACCCTTGGCGGCAGAGGGGGAAATTAAAACGCATTACTGATGGATAAAGAACGCAAAAAGAAATTAAAAACAATCCCGTTTTCCAAATGGCATGGTGAAAAATTAATGATAGATGGCAAGACATGGGTAGTACCTAAAAAGGTTACATTAAATATACTTAGGAAATTAGAATCATCTAAAAAGGTATGTGAACATTGCGGGGTTCGTTCCGCCTCAGTCTTTGATTTTTTTAAGTTCGTAGGAAAAGCTAATACACCTGAATCCGCTTTTATCTCCATTAGAAATATTGGAGAGGGTCATGTAGCTGATTGTGTCAAATTATACGAGTTCATGCTTAATATTTACAAAATCAATAGGCCATGAACCTCCTCCGAATCATCGGCTTAATCGCCTTATTCGTCACCGCAGTCCTCGTCTTCGCCTACATCGTGGCCGCATTCGTACTAACAGTAATAACATCACTATTCTACACTACATGAACCATAAAATTATCGGCCTAACAGGTCCAAAGGCGGTAGGTAAATCGACTTACGCCAAATCAATTGAGGGAGCGGTAATACTTTCCTTCGCCACTCCCATAAAAGAGATGCTCAAGGTGATATTGCCGGGAGAGAAATATCTGCATTTTAAGGAAGAACCAATACCTGGTTTCCCCAATGGTATTAATGCCCGAAAGATGCTCCAAGAACTTGGGACTACTTGGGGGAGAGAAGGAAAGGCGGGGTATCCGAATATATGGGTGGACTTAGCTTATAAGGCGGCTCTTCCTTATATCGGTAAGAAAACCATCGTCTTCGATGATATCCGATTTACCAATGAAGCATGGGCGATAATGAGGTGGGGCAATATCCATGAAATACTGACGGAAATCATTCATATTTCCCGGAAGGGACATGAACCCGATCCGAATGATCACCATGTCTCAGAGGCGGGACTTCCTAAAGGGATGATTGATAAATGGGTGTCGGTGGGTGAGGATGGGAAAAGCTAGGGATATAGCCAAGCAAATGGCCACGGAAGCAAAGCTTAGAAA